AATCAACGTAAAGAAATTGTAGAAAAATACAGAAGAAGAATTGATAAGAATCCAACTCGTAAAAAAACAAGGAGTAGGAGTAATGAAAGAAGAAAAAGAAAAACAAGGAGTAGGAGTAATGAAAGAAGAAATAATAGAAGCAGTAGTTCAAGTAGAGATAGAAGAACAAGGAGTAGGAGTAATGGAAGAAGATAATATTAGAATAGGATAATAATTTTTGGGGTAATATCCCCCCAAAAATTATTAATAAATTTACCATTTACTTTTACGAACATTAATTTTAGGACCTTTCTTTTTATCTCGTGCATTTGGGTTATAAACTTCTTCTTCATCATCAGAATCCATAGTTTTAGATATTTCCCAAAATTCTTTAGAACCTAATTTAAAATTTTTATGTGTGTCGGCTTTATACCAAAATATTTGTTCACTTAATTTATTAGATTTAGCATTATTATTTATTACTAAACATTCATAATTTTCAGTACACTGATCCATAACTTGACAAAATGATTCAAATGTAGGAAACATACCCGCATAATTTTCATATATTCTTTTTCTATTTGAGATATATGGCTCTCTTAAAATAAATACATAATCAATATTAGTTCTTAAATTCGGGGGAATACCTAAAGGATATTGCATTGTAATTATTAACATCATTTTCCAATGTCGTCCATTCATAAATAATAATCTCATCATTTTATCGCGAGTCCAACTAGCATCAAATAAACAATCATCTAATATAACAAAAGCACGAGGATCTATAGTAGATTTTCTATAAATTTCAACCTCTTTTTTAATTTGTTTCAATACAGTTCTTTGTCGTTTTAATATATTTTCTATTATTGCCGAATTATATTCTTCATGAATAAATAATTTAGGAACGTGTTCACTATAAAATCCATTACCTGCTTCGGTTCCACTAATAACAGTTCCAATTGGAATATCTTGATGATAATATAATAAATCTCTAACTAAAAAAGATTTACCTGTATCACGTCGTCCAATTAAAACTATAACAGGTCCTTTATTTTCATCTGGTTTAAAACTAATTGATTTCATTTCAAATTTTTTTAATTCTAAAGTCATACTTAATAAATAATACTAAATATAAATTTATTCTATATACGCAAAAATTAATAAACAAAATCGTTAGAATTTAGAAATATATTTATTATTATTTAAATAAATGGAATTTTCTTATAAAAAAAATAATAATATAGAACTTTTTAATGAATTGTCAGATCCAAAATTAGTCGATATTGAAAATTTGCAAAATTATATACCAATTTATAATAATTTTTTTAATCTAAATAATAATAATTTTAATTCAATTAATTTAAATAATAATCATATGCTAAATTCAGTAACTGAAAAATTAAGTTATTCAAAATTTAATGGTTCAATTATAGATGATAGTAATAATATAATTAATAAACAAATATTTTTTAAATTTAGTCCATTAATTGATCCAGTAAAATATATGCTTGGTAAATACGATAATAGTTATAGTATTTTAAATTTACCTAAATTTACTAATAATGAAGAAGTTAATAATAAAATGTTAGATAATAATAATTCTGCATATATTGATGGATTTTTTTCTTTTCTATCAAGTTTATTATTAAATAATTATGATTTTTTAAATGGAATAGATTTTTATGGTTCTTTTTTAGGTATAAAAAAAAATTTTATAGTTGATATAGAAGATGAATTAGAATATTTAGATGATTCTGAATTTTTTTATAAAAATAATAATATATTATTTAATATTAAAGAAACAGAAAATTTAAAAAATTTTTTTAATAATACAAAAAAATATAAAAAAGCATTAGTTATAGATGATAAAGATATATTAGATGAAGAATTGAAGATAGATAATATAATTAATAATAAAGACAATTTAAATGAAATTGAACTATTAGAAAATAAAGATTTAAAAATTGAATATACAAAAGATTTGAATGAAAATAATATTAATAAAAAAAAAGTAAGAACAAATGAACAAAATGAAAGTGAATCTTCTTGTTCTTCAAGATCTTCAAATACAGAATCAAGTGATAATGAAGATTCTGATAATGAAGATGATACAAGTGAAAGTGAAAGTGAAAGTGATTCACAAGAGGAAGAAATATATGCGAATATTTTTAAATTTCCAGTTCAAACTATAGCATTAGAATGTTGTGATGATACCTTAGATACATACGTTTCTAATAATAAAATAAAAGATAATGAATGGGAATCAATAATAGCACAAATTGTATTTTCTCTTATTACTTATCAAACAGTTTTTGATTTTACACATAATGATTTACATACAAATAATATTGTTTATAATAATACAGAAAAGAAATATTTGTATTATAAATATGATAATAAACATTATAAAATTCCTACTTTTGGAAAATTATATAAAATTATAGATTTTGGCAGAGCTATTTATAAATTTAAAGGTAATATAATTTGCAGTGATAGTTATGCGCCTGACGGAGATGCACATACACAATATAATACTGAACCCTATTTAAATGAAAATAAATCCAGATTAGAACCAAATAAAAGTTTTGATTTATGTAGATTAGGATGTTCTTTATATGATTATCTTATTGAAAATATAGAAGATATAAAAAAAATCAAATCTCCTATAAAAAAAATAATAATTGGTTGGGTATATGATGACACAAATAGAAATATATTATATAAAAATAATGGTTCTGAACGATATCCTGATTTTAAATTATATAAAATGATAGCAAGAACAGTTCATAATCATAAACCAAATGATGTTATTAAAAATACTCTTTTTGAAAAATATTTAATTGCCAAAAAGAAAATTAATAATCAATCAGCAATTTTTAATATAGATAAATTACCTATTTTAATTTAAGATATTATTTTTATGAAGTAATTTTTAAAAATCAGGTTTGCTTACAAATACTGATGGTACAGCTTTTATATTACCTATTAATTCATTTAAATTAAATTGTTCTAAAATTATTAAACATAATGTAGCAGAAATAAAAACTAAAATAGTATCTTTAAATAATTCTTTTAATGGTTTATTTTCTTTTAATATTAATCTCATTTCTATAAATTTTAAAACAAAATAAATTACACTAATAACTGATGAAGTCAAAATATGATTCATTTATATTTTTAAATTATAAATGAATTATTACTAAATTAACGAATTAATTCGTTATTTTAATTCCATTATATCTAATTCTAATTCTAATGATGGATCTGTTTTAATATCTAATACTTCTAAATCTAATTTATCTGGATCATTATTATCTAAAGTTTTTATATCTAATTCTAAAATTTCATTTTCATTTTCATTTTGATTACTAGCTAAATTTAATTTTGGATTTATTTCTTCTTCATCATCTGTTTCAAAATCAATAGTAGAATTCAAACCTACTTTTTTGTCTGTATTTGTTATATCACTATTTAATGATTTATTAGCATTTTTAATTGCTTCACTTAAATTTTGTTTACTTTGTTTCTCAATTTTGTCTCTTACTTCTTGTTTTGCTTTTTCTAATTCTTTTTCTTTAGCTTCTTTTTCTTGTTTTTTAATCAATTCTTCATCTATTATGGTTTTTTCTTCTATCTTAGTTTCGATAAATGTTTCATTATCTAAATATTGTCTTAATATAATTTCAACTGGAATATTATCCCTTATTGTATTTAAAATGCATTCTTTAACTATTATTTCTAATTCTCTATTATTTTTTTGTATCTGTAATGGCATTATATTTTTTTCAAATAAATAAACATTCATATAAACTTTTCTAGCAACATTTATATATGTTTTATGAATAAAACTATTTATATTTGGTATATCTATATCTACTTTTTTTTGCTTTAATCCTACTCTGGATGAAGTTAAGGATTTTAATTGTGTTATGTGAACGCATGTAAGTAAATCTTCTAAATAATCACAATAACTATTTTTTACTATTCTATCAACTTCAATATTTACTGTTTCCGAACTCCATTTTGGAATATTATTTAATAGATTTTGAAATGTCATTAAATATTTTTCTTCTTCATCATTTTCTATACACATTTTATAAGATTCATCAAAAACAGATTTAATTCCTTCTATTATACACGGCGTTAATATATTAACTAATCTTGCACACCATTCATTTTTAGATTCTATTATTGTATCTAAATTATAATCATCCATATTATTTAAATAAAAGCAATATTTTCTAAATTGATATTATTACGAAAATATATATAATTACGGGGAGTTCGCCCCTTTAAATATTTAATCTTATAATTTAAATAAATTCTTACTGAAAGATGCGAAATATCGCAAAATTGTTTTAATAATTTATTTCATAATAAAGTTATACATTTTATCACATAGAATTTCTACACCTTTCTTGTTAAAATGTGTAGCATCTAGTTCAATATTATCATATTTATTAATTGTTTCTGATAAATCAAAATAAGTCCAATTATGTAATAAACAAAAATCTTTTAAAATATTTTGTGTTTTTATTCTTATTTCATTAACAAAATTAGGTACTTTTTTTGAAATATACGGACCGATTATCATTATATCACATTTAACTTCTTTTTTAATTTCATTTAAAATATTAAAACATTCATCTTTTGTTAAATTTTGAATGATAAAATCATTTTCATTAAATTTTATACCATTATGTTCATAGTCCGTACATATTTTCCAAGGCAACTTTTTTAAATAAAATTCTTCCCCATATTCCCGTGTATTAATTATATTTTTTTTGATTGAAGATACTTCAATAATTATTTTAGAAAAATTAATCTTTTTGGTACTATCTAAACTAGGATGTGTTTTTGGATTAATGAAATTTGTTGGCGGTTGTGGATGCCCTCTAAAAAATATACTTTGTAACATCTTATGATTCATTGGATTCAAATTATTATATAATTCCCCCTTCATATAATAAATACTATCTAATATATCATTTAGGTTTGTAGTGTAATTTACTGGTTGTGTATAAATATTTATATTACTATTTATTTTATAATGATTAGAATGATATTCCCTAATTTTTTTTATAAATTTTATATTTTCATGACCTCGTGATGGATAACATACTCTGCAAGTTCCGAAAATATAAATATCTAATTCAGAAATATATATATATATATTTATTTTTTGGAAAAGTAAGTTTATATTATTAGCAAATATCTATTTACACCTTTGGAAATTTAAAACGCCGATTATAAGTTTAAATATAAAATATTATTTATAAACTACATATTATAAATGACTATACCAAAAATTATTCATCAAACATACAAAAATCATAATTTACCAGAAATATATAAAATGTGTCAAACAGAAATTAAAAGATTACATCCTGATTTTGAATATCGTTTTTATACAGATGAGGATATGGATAGGTTAATGAAAACACAATTTCCAGAATATTATGACAAGTTTAATGAATTGCCAAGAATGATTATGAAAATAGATATGTTTAGATATTTTTTTATGTATAAATATGGTGGATTATACACAGATATGGATTACTTAATGTTCAAATCATTTGACTTGTTAAATGAAAAGGTGGTAATACCTTGTAATAGAGAAGATGAAAATGGGGAACCAATTTGTTTAGGAAATTGTATTTTTGCCTCTCAACCAAACCATCCATATTGGAAATCTTTAATGGATACGTTATTTACAATTGACCGAAAAAAATTTGATTATAATACGGACAAAAACATAGCTGGAAATGTATTAGGGACAGGACCTATGTTTGTTTTTGATATGTGGAAAAAATATTCTAAAATAAACGATGATATTTGTGTTAGTAAGAGAAGTTTATTTCATCCACCTACAAAAAATAATAATCAACATATAGAAGGGTTAAAAAAAGGTGGGTGTTACGGAATGCACATTTGTACGGGATTATGGCGAAATAATAAATTATAAGATATTATACTATATAGCAAATGCCACCACATAAAAGCGAATATTATTTATTTATTTATTTATTTATTTATTTATTTATTTATTTATTATTTGCGAAGCCATCGCGTGCTTAAAGAAACCAAGGTTTCTAAGCGGGAAACCGTCCCGCAGTGGGTTTTAGGGTCCAGAGCTCCTTAAAGCGATTTCCCCGCAGTGGGTTTTAGGGTCCAGCGCTCCTTAAAGCGATTTCCCCGCAGTGGGTTTTAGGGTCCAGCGCTCCTTAAAAGGGCGGAGTGGCCTCTTCCCCGCGGAAGATTTAAATATGGTATGATAATTAAACTGCTTAAAGAAACCGAGGT